GTTCTGTTCTTGTTTGTGGTAGACTGGTTCCTCCCGATAGGGCAGTTTATTGAAGGTTTTATGGTTTATGATGGTGTTGCCTTTCGTCGAGGGACCAGAGTCCAAATGGAGTCATGGCAGGCCGTGGCCTCCGGAGCAATCCGAGCCTCACCTGTCGTTGACGGCCCGTACCACACTTACTGGACGTTTAGCACTGCGGACTTCGGTGTTTGTCGTAGTTGGAGTATAACTCGAACTGTGATCACCGAATGGCCGCATCAAACGTTCCCGGAAGTGTTTAAGGACGCGTCATCGCTATCGCATGCAGCCTCTGCTTTAGCGCTTCTACATCAAAATTTCAAAGGTAACCGTGGGTCATCCCATGCGCGCTATCGATGAAATGCTGTTGACCTTCATTGCATCCGCAATGATGAAACTTTTCGAAAGTTCACCATGGCACAACAAACCGCCATCACTCTCACCGACGGTGCTTCCACGCCCGTCGCCCGTGTCTTCAAACCTGCCCGCCGGATCGGCGAAACGGTGCTCGAGTATCAGAATCGTGCTGGTGGCATTGCTGCCGGCAACGATAAGCTGTACATCGAGTACCGCGCCCCCAGTCGGCAGCTGAAGAGCACGAAGGTTTCGTTCAAGCTGGTCATCCCGACCCTCGAGCAAACCTCTGCCAGCACGTCCACCGGTATTCAGCCGGCCCCTCAAAAGGCCTATGAACACCTGGTGAAGCTGGAATTCACCTGTCCGGAACGCGGGACCACTCAAGAGCGCAAAAACGCTCTCTACATGGCCCGTGACCTGATCGATGAAGCCCTTGCGGCCGACGCCGTAATCGACCTGGATCCGGTCCTGTTCTAAATAAACAGGGCCGGCTTCAGGCACCTTAACAGGTGCCTTTGGTTGTTCCTCTAACTCAGTTAAAGGAGGTCATCCCAGATGACTAGAAAACGTTTGGCCACGAAACGTGCTCGCGTTCTGTTTCAAAACTTCTCTTTGTTAGTTAACGAACGGGATCTCCCCGCCTACGAAACGGCGCTCTCGCTGTACGAGGCAGTAGACACACCGACTTCATTGTCGATGTGGCTGCTGCTGAAGTACGGCGAGTGGCGTCAGATCGCTGAGCGGAAGATTTCGCCAGTCGACTACGAGGAGGCCCGACGCTTTGCCGATGACTACCTGGCCGTCAGTTACCTGAGGAAGTATCCCTACTTACCTTCAGGAATTGACCGGCGCCAAGTTGCGATCGACGAGTTTCGGAGAACTGAAGCAGCCTGCAAGGAGACTAACCAACGGTTCCGAAAAATGTGGAGTGGGAAGCTTGATGAAAGCTACCCCGCGGTCATCACCATAGTGGAGATGGCTCGCGAAAAATTACTCGACATTCTAGGGGTCCTAGATTGGTCTCGTATTGCAGTGAGGTTCGGCTGGGGTCCTGGAGCTACGACTGTAGCTAAAGGAGCTTGGACGTCCGCGTACAACAAGTACAAGTTACCACTGGATGTAACGAGCAACAATGCGACTTTGGGTCTCTGCTGTGTAAACAGCATCCCTGCCTGGTCCTCTCTTCATGCTGGCGCGAGCCAGGTAGGGGAAGAGCCTCGACTCCCAGTTAGCGTCTTATCAACGCAGCTGAGTATCGTGAAAGGCGGTCGCATGGCCCTCGTCCCAAAGGACGCGACAACCGATCGCGCAATCATTGTGCCTGCC